TGACGAGCCCGCGCCCGCGAGAGAGCCGATGGAGGGCTCCCGGGTGCGACGCCGCCGCGGCTCTGGCAAGGTCGGGATTCTGTCGAAGGATGGAAAGCGCTGGAAGATCACGTGGCCTCACTGCAAGCCCACGTATCCCTCAGGCAGGGCGTTCGGAAGAGATCTCGACGTCCTGTGAGCCATGACCCGGCTCGTCGCCAGGCCAGACTCGTGCCCGGAGTGGATTCGGGACACCATTCTGCGTCTCGACCAGCTGTGCTTTCCTGCCGACTGGCGCGTCCGCGTCGAGGGCTGCTACTGGTGGATCGAGGAACAGGACCGGACGCCCGTCGCCTATGCGGCCCTGCGTCCCTGCACGGCGAGGCACAATGCCGGGCTGGGATTTCTCTCAAGAGTCGGAGTCCTGCGAGACTGGCGAGGCCAGGGACGGCAGAAGGAGCTCATCCGGAGACGGATCGCCCAGGCTCGCCGAGTCGGACTGAAAGAACTCGTGACCTATGTCGTTCCCTCGAATCTCGCGAGCGCGAATTCGCTCATTTCCTGCGGCTTTCGGCTGTATTCTCCCCGCCACGTCTGGGGAGGCAGGAGTGCCCTCTATTTCCGAAAGATTCTTTGACTTCTGCGCGGCAATCTGTGATGTCAGAATGTTCCATCGAGAGATAACTTTGCACAACGAGTCACGATCATGATCAATCTTGGAAAATCTTCAGAATCCGCCGGCATGATCGAGATGGTCTCCGCGATGCCGGATGAAAAAATGACCTATCCGTCTCTCTACATCTCTGGAAGAGAGGGAATCGACGACGCTCCCGATGTCGGGACCGAGGGCGAGGCGACGATCCGCTTCAGGATAGTCTCAAAGACCGACTCTGAGGGCCCGAACGGAAAGACCTCGTCACTGGATCTTGAGGTCATGGGAATCGAATTTGGAGAGATCTCCGAGGACGGCGAGGATGAGATCGAGAAGGGTCTCCGCGAGTCCGAAGAGGAAACCGAGGACGAGGAGGAATGACCATGAATGGAATGACCGACACGATGGCCGAGGAGCCAGAACCCCAGATTCAGCTGACGCTGCCGAGATCGACGTTTGACCTTGCCAAGGGATTCCTGGCCGGACTGAGCCAGGCGATCGGGGCCGCCGAGGCAAAACTCAAGGCCGACGAGAAGGCCGTGAAGGCCGACGAGACAATGAACGAGGTTCTTGCCACCGGTGCCGATCTTTCTGGATTCGGGGCCGAGCTCTCGGCGATGTCGAACAGCCGTCTCGGCATCCCGCCAATGGGATGATCTGGCATGTTCGTCTCAGAGATCATTGACCAGGTGATCGAGGTCCTCGGCCGGTGCGACCGGCAGAAGGCCCTTCGTCGCATCTCCGAGGCAGTTCGAGCCCTCCAGGACGAGGGCGACTGGGCCGCGAACATCGGGGCCCTCGACATCATGACCCTCTCTGACGGTCAGACCGTCACTCTTCCGCGCGAGGTGGAGACTCCGCTGGCAGTTGCCGTCAATGGCATCCCGGCCTTCATGCGAGACGAATTTTTCCGCTTCCATCTCAATGGCGACGGACTGACAGACGACCACGTCGTTCCGTGGGCGTGGGATGACTCTGGGACCGTGCCCTCCTTTATGGACATCGGGACTCCCGGTCCCCTGATCGCCCGCTGCGACTCAGAGGCCGACATCGGCGTCGTCGTGCGAGTCCTTGGAATCGATGCGAATGGCCGAGAACTTCGTCAGCAGCTCGAGAATGGCGACTGGATCGACGGGACCGAGACCTTTGCAGTCAATGTTGCGGGAGCTCCCACGGCCGCCCCGACCTCTGTCCCGTTTCTTCGTCTCTTCGAGACCACGCCGACTGGTCTGCTGGTCTCCGGGACGGCCCACGGTCTCGCCACGGCCGCCCAGATGCAGGTGCAGCTCGCCTCCGGGTCGATTCCTCAGCCCCTGATCAACGGGGCATTTTATTTCATTCGAGCCGTCGACTCGACCCGCGTCCTGCTGTATGCGACACGACTCGATGCCCAGACAAACCAGAGACCCATTCTGTTTTCGACCGTCGATCCCGCGGCCGCGATCACCCTGCGAGAGACGCGGGCCGTCCGGGCCAGAACCTGCTTCGTGACCTCGGGAGCCAACCTCATCTCGGAGGGAGATCTTGTGGCCTTCACTGGATCACCGCTTCCTCTGCCGTTTGAGGCCTCTCGAACCTATGCGGCGTCTCCCATCGCCACCGACCGCTTCATTGTCTACGGCGACGACAGCGACCGCGAGAACGCGACCAACCCGATCAACGCCACAACTCCCGGAACTTCGGCGGAGGCGCGCATTCTCAAGCCGATGTATCCGCTCACCCAGCTGACTTTTTCCCTGTTGCACAATTTTGTCACAGGAGACCAGGTGACGGCCTCAAATTCCGGAGGAGAACTTCCGCAGCCTCTGATCGCCAACACGCCATACTTTGTCAGGGCCCTGAGCGCGACGACCGTGTCGCTCCACTCCACGTCTGCCGATGCGTCCACGGGAGCCAGCCCAATCGCGCTGACGTCTCTCGGAGTCGGGACCAATTCTCTCGTGAAGCTCATCGCGGCAACCGTCGCCGGCGGCGGAAGCAGCACCGTGACGACCGCGAGCCCGCACAATCTGAGTGCCCCCAGCGGGGCGGGCGCGACTGCCACGGCGGTGCTCTCGAGTCAGACGGTCGTGGCCATCTCGGTCGGGACCGGCGGGAGCGCCTACAACGTCTCGCCAAAGGTCACCATCTCGGGAGGCGGAGGCACAGGAGCGACGGCCGAGGCCATTGTCGCGGGCGGTGCCGTGGTCTCGATCCGAGTCATCACGGGCGGCACGGGATACACCTCGGTTCCGACGGTGACATTCACGCCGCAGGGCGGCAGTCTGGTCCGTTTCACTAGCAACGGGACACTGCCAGATCCCATCAAGGCCGAGACGGTCTATCGCGGCGAGGCCCCGCTGACCTCGACGACATTTTCTCTCAACGACACGATCCCGAATCCGGTCGCGATCAGCTCTGGCGGCACCGGACAGCTCTATGTGGTCATCTCAAGGTCATTCTCGGTCGGCTATCTTCCGCAGTGGTCGGTGGACGCCACGGCCCTCTCGACCGGCGATGCCGTCCGATTCTACACGCCCGGAATTCTGCCGGGAACTGCTCCGTCGCAGATCGACCAGTCGACTCTCTACTATGTCCGCAAGATCAGCAACTCGCTCGTTGAGATCTATGACTCGGCCGTCAACGCAAACGCGGCTCCTCCCACGGTGACAGGAAGATTCTCGGCCACGACCGCCGGCGCCGAGACGCTGTATCTCTCGAGGGCAAGATCGGTGACCGTGTCGCCCCGAGACAACAGCCTCGATGTCGATTTCACGGCGTTTCTCGAGAACCTCACGATTGTCCGCTTCACGACCACCGGGACACTGCCCGCTCCCCTTGCAACCGCGACAGACTACCGGGCCAACGTGGTGGGAGACACCATCGAGGTCTACACGACAGGAAACGTCCTGATTCCGCTCACGACCGTGGGATCTGGAGCTCATGAGATGCTGATCTCTCGTTCCGTGACGGCTCCGGCCGCGACGTCGCTCGACATTCCAGACCATGGATTTGCCACGGGAACCGCTCTCACGGCGGTGACGAGCTCGGCGCTTCCGTCGCCGCTTCTTCCGTCGACCACCTACTATCTCAGGTCCATTGATGACGACCAGATCGAGCTGTATCCATCGCAGGCGCAGGCCAATGCGGCCCCCGCGACGACCGGGCGCATCACCTTTCTATCGACCGGGACCGGATCCCAGCGAGTCGTGGTCTCTCGTGCGCCGGTGTCGGTCAAGACGATCTCTTCCATCGAAAAACCGGTGACCGACGGATACATCCGACTCTATGCCTGGGACACGTCAAGAACCGGAAACATCGCGCTTCTTGGCGATCTGCATCCGACCGAGACCACGCCGGCATATCGCCGCATCAGAGTCAGCAAGTCGGCCACCTCCGTCCGTCTGAAATACCGCCGCCGGGCCTTCGACGTGCTGACCGAGAGAGACTTCATCAACCTGGATTCTCGCATGGCGATTCTCATGATGGTCCAGTCGCAGGAACTGCTCTTCAAGAAGTTTATCGCCGAGTCGGAGCAGTATCGCCTGATCGCGGTGGAATACCTCAACAAGAGAAACCGGGCGCTCGACGGACCACGCGCCCCGACATTCCAGATCAACGCCGACGTGACAACCAGGCCAGACGACTGGATGGACTAGGCCATGCAATCTCCCGCGATAACCCAGGGACGGCTCGTGAGTGTCGACGCCGGATGGATGTCGGGAATGAACTCTGTCCGGCATCCGTGGTTTCTTCGGCAGGATCAGTATCGACGCGGAGTCAACGTCGTGAACCGCGGCGGCGTGATCCAGACGAGACCCGGATTTCGCATGCGGCTCACGCTGCCCGAGGGAAACCTGCAGGGAATGGCCCATTTTCAGATCACCAAGAACGGACGCCGCGATGATCATCTCGTCTTTGCCGTCGACGGCAAGATCTATTTTGCGCCGTTTCCTCTCGAGCAGCCAAGATTCTGGGAAGAGTTTCGACTCAAGAATCTGCAGTTTTCTGCCGACGTGGACATGATCCATTTTGCGGTCGCCGAGAAGACCGTCACGACCGCGCCCGACCAGACGCTGCAGATCGTGCCGTCGCACAACGTGCTGATGATCCAGGACGGCGTGGCCCCGGCCGCATACTGGGACGGGGAGGAATCGCGGCACCTCGTCGAGGCGGCCCCGAATCTCGAGACCCCGACCGGGACCTGGATGACCTTCTCTGGGGGACGTCTCTGGGTCGCGCGCGGCAATGTTCTTCTGGCGTCTGATCTGTTCGATCCGATCAAGTTCACCGAGCGAGTCGAGGGCGAGGGCCGAGGCGATTTTTCTTTCCCGAAGCAGATCACCGGGGTCACCAGCTTCATCGGAGACGAGCGAGTCGAGGTCGTCGTGGTG